CCAAGGCCACCAGCAATACCACCCAGAAGTTGCGATGACCCCTTAACCAACCCAGCAGCACCAGCCGCTATCTTTACATCCGTAGGAACATCAACCGCATCCTTGTTTACAAAATCATCAATTTCAGCATCCTGCTCTGGCGTGTAGTCTGGAAGCGTAGATGCGTATTGCTTTGTTTCCGTACCCCATTGGCGAGCCAGATTAACTTGCTCTGGATAGGTAAGAGTCTTGTAGTCCTCGGAATCCTTGATCTCACTCCACGCTGGGGGTTCTTCTTGCCTTGGGGCTGGTTGTGCCTCAATTGGCATACCAGCTAGTTCTCTTATCTTGTTAGCTGAAGATAGCTCCTGTATTGGGGCTTCAGCCATTTTATCTACCTAGTCTTGATTTGATCCAGCTTGCGGCTTGTGGTTCTTCGGATTGACCATAAATAGAATTTAATTGTTCTCGAATAACCTTGGGGGTTTTTGGGTCTCTCCACATTATCATTGCCTCTTTATCTGAAATAGCTCTGCTAGTAAATCCATCAGCACTCATCAATGTAACCTTGCCAGAGGATCGCTCCTTAACTAGCATATTTTGAACATCCTCTGCTGCCATTTTGATTGCCGTATCTCGATCATATCCTCTTGCCATATAACCAGCAGCAACTTGTGGTGTTTGATTTGTAAAAACCTGCTGGTATGTATCTGCGCTAGTTCTGCCAACCTCTGATGCAAGAACAGTTTGTTTGACTCCGCCAAGGTCAATGGTTGCACTTGGCAGCAATGATTTCTCGCCAGCTAGAGAGTTCTCTATTGAAGCAACTCTAGCCTGCCTCATTCTGGATTCAACATCAAGCTCACCCTGCATTCTGCTTGCCTCAAGAATACTTGGACCACCTGGGGCTATCATTCTTGCCCCCATTTGTTCGCCAATAGGAATACCATATTCCTTTTGTTTTTCTTGTTCAAGAAATGCTGTTAGCTCGGCTGCCTTATTTGCCTTCCCCTTGGGGGTTTCTTCGCTTGCTTTTTGTTCTTCTAGTAAGCCCATTCGCATATCGTTCTGAAGTTTTTGTAGTTCAAGTTCAGACTTCATTGCCTTGCTAGAGGCCATCTGTTGAAGTGCCGCATCGTAGTCTTTTGCTGCTTGTGTTAATGCTGGCATAAATTATTACCTAAAGAATGCGCCAGATGAAGGCGAACCAAAAAATCCTGAAGCTGACCTACCAAGATCGGCAACACCGCCAGCAGCCGTAGCAAAATTCTGGAATCCATTTGGTTGCCGAGAAACTGCTCCAACTTGTGCGCCGTAGGTGCTTGCTCCGTAATTAGCTTGCGAGTTATATAATTGATTAAACGCATTAGTAAGCGCGACAGGGATGCTTTGGTCAACTGTCTGGTAGAAGGGCGATGCTGTAGAGGCAGCCTGCCCAAACTGACCAGGCAATGCTTGGTTGGCTTGGATGTACTGTTGCATTGCACCCTGCTGGCCTGTTGTACGTTGGTTGGCCAAGTTGTAGATAGAAGGTCCACCGCCAATAAAGTTTGCCGCTGCGCCAAGACGATTCTGTTGCAAGCCTTCCCTAAACGCAACATCCCCGCGCATTGCATCAGATAGCGTCTGCCCAGAAGACAAGAACTGACCGCCAGAACCAAGCTTGGCCTGTTGCAACGCATTCCTTAATTGAGTATCTCTTGAAAGGGCATCGCCAGTTGTTTGACCAGAGGAAAGGAATTGTGAGGCCGCACCATAGCGAGCGAGCTTTCTTTCTTCACCAGCGCGACCAGTAGTGACTGCTTCCTCGACTGCTGGGGCAACACCAAAGATATTACCGCGAGCAGATTGCGCTCCGCGGGCGGCCTGCTGGTACTGCCTTTGCTCTTCCGCGCCAAGCTGTGAACCAAGGGCAAGCTGAGACATGGCCTCACCCTCAATCCTTTTTCTCAAAGCCTCAGTTTCAGGCGTGGTTGTCGCGCCGATGGGAGAGCCAGAATAATCCCTATAACCTTTTTCTAACTGCGCCCTAAACGCCTCAGTTTGTGCGCTTTGAGTTTGACCGATTGGCTTAGTAGCCATTTCACGATATTGCTTACCAAGGGCAACGGATGTTTGATATGATTCTGGATCAATCTGTTGAAGTTGTTTCGATGCGTTTTCTTCTGGAAGCTGCAAGTACTCTCTAAGTGAAGTTATTTGACTGGCAGCCTTAGGAGAACCGATTGTTAATGGCTTAAAGCCTTGGGCTTGCTTTGTTGCGTCAGCAACTGCTCCCTGTACGCTGGACAAGTCTGATTCCAATTGCTTGACGTAAATATCACTAGCTGTTCGTCTGGCATCTCCAGCGGGAAGTTGACCTAATAAAGTTTTTGCTGAATCCAACCTTGCTTTAATTCCAGCAATTTGAGTTGTTCCACTATCGGAAATAAATTTCAACCTATTGATCTGACTATTATTGTAATCTTCTATAATTTGTTGATCTGATACTTGGAAATTTAATTTAGAAGAAAGACCTGTAGTTCCAACATTATTATCAGCAGACAAAGCTTTTACCGCTTCGGTTTGGGCGGGTGTGAGGGAGGTGGCGGGTTTATTGTCAACACCAGAACCTAATTTCTTGATATTTGCAGCAACTGCATCGAGTTCCTTCTTTTTCTTTTCCTCGGCAGCTATTGCATCTTGTTTGTCTTTGTACTCTTTTACTAATTTATCTGCATCTTCCTTTTTATCAAAAATCTTTAAACCTTTTGATGCTAATTGGCTCGGAAAATTACCCTTAAAATCAACCCCAGTAATTCCAACAGCTTTTATGGCACTATTTTGCGCAGATGTTCTTGAATTCCAATCTCCAATTTCTGTTGGCAATTCAGCTATTTTACCCTTGTAAGCAATATATTGAGGCATAAATTATTATTCCAGTGACGGATTTGATATGCTTGATGCAATGTCTCCGTAAATGTCAATAGGTGCAGCCTGCCGTGGAGCAAAGGCAACGCTCGGCTCAACTGAGGCGTAAGGAGAAACTCCATAAAGCCTGCCGAACTGCCTGGTCATTTGATCTCCCAATCCTCGGTTCAAAGCATACGCTTGGGGGCTTTGTTCGTAAGCTCTACGCAAGGATTCGGTAGTACGTTGTGATCCAAACTGCCGTTCATTCTGTAAGGCAGCTAAGGTTGCCGATTGCTGGTCTAAAGCCGCCAATTGACGCTCCAGCGAGCGTTGCTGTGGCATATATTGGATGCGGAGCTTATTCTCCATTGCGGCCATCTCTGGGGATTTCTCCAGATAGGTGTCAACATTCATCCGATAAGCTTCAGCATTAGCCTGCGCTACTGCTGCTGGATCGGGCGGTGGAGGCGGTGAAGGAATAGATGGAGAGCCACCCATATTAAGCCAAAGCTTTCTGCATAAATTTCATATAGTTGTACTTCTTCTTAACTCCGTTGCGGTTAAAGATTAGGCTCCTGCGGGGGCCAAACCTATCCCACAGGATAGTCAGCAGGCATTGCATAGCCCTTCGGCTACGAGCAGTACTTCTACCATCGGTAGAGGTCACAGTCAAGTCAACAAAGGCAGTATCTCCATTAGGTCTATGTAGGTAATGGGTAGGTTCTTCTGACTCGTTAATTACCCTAGCCACAGCTACCCCCACTATTTCCTCGCCATCCTTGACAACCCCAACCATCCCACGCTGGTTGTACCAGCTAAACCACTCCCTAAAGATAGGCCAGCGAGATTCTGGCACGCCAGATAGCTCAACGTATTCCATAGCCGTCATATAATCTTTTGCACCTCAATGGTGTCTGGATTGGCTGCAAGCATAATTTGCTTAATAGAAAGTTTCCTACTTGGAGCTTCCATCTTAAATTTCATATTTCGCCACTTCTGGTAAGACCTTAAACTATCTGCCCTAAAGTTGTAGGTTTGAGCCGAAAGTGTGGCTGGAAGCGTAAATGGCAAGGTCAATCCCCCTGGAGTAGATGTGTCAACATCGCTTCCAATTGTAACATATTGGGAGTCTGTCTCCCGCTTCATCCCAATCGTACATCCAGTAGCCGTAGAGAAATAATACTCCATCTCGTAGTGTGAGCCATACTTCTTTGCAATCTTGTCGTCAAAATCGTATGCCTTGGTTACGACATAGGACGTGTAGGATGTTCCGTAGTCCTTAAATTCGGTATCACCATCTCCCTGCAAGTCTGGGTCAAGATAGTCATAAAGATGACCAACTTGACTTGTTGGACTACCAATCGCAAGTTTCAAGCAATTTGTGGAGTACCCACCAGAGAAGTTTGTCTTAACCATTGCGCTTGCAGCTATAGTCCACAATCCCTCAAACGAATTGAACAGCGTATTATATACAAGTATATGATTACAAGTTGTTGAGTTATCCAGAGGAAGGGCAAGGTAATACCTATTATTATGGAATGCAGCGTTTGAAACTGATATATAACTTCTGTTTATTCTTGCAATAACATTCTTTACTGGTTCCGTAATGGTTGGACCTACTGAATAAAAATCGTCAGCAATTGATCTCACCACGCTCCGTAGGCCGTCATTGGAAAGAAAGAATACATCCTTACTTGTGAAAATAGCAGTTGCAGATGCTTGACATCCAATCTTGTCGTTGATTAGCCTTACCACCCATCCCGCAGCCGTTACTGCGGTGGGATCAAGTGTTACAAGATAAATCTTGTTTGGCTTAAAAACTATAAGCTCATAATCAAAGAAAGGTTGAATTGCGATAATGTCTTCACCATCATCA